CAAATACATTAGCTAATCCTGCGGTAGATCCTGCTACGGGGAATTACTTGGTCTGGGTTGCTGGGGTGGAAGACAACCCGGGGATTATAGATAGCTATGGCAATGTTATTACCAAAGGAATCTTAGATCCGAACTTCAAAAATCTGTATATTCACTGTCGGCCGCAGCCCTACGTCCCTGATATACATCATGATATGCTGCGTGCCTTGGGTTCGTTGCAGGAGAATGATCCAGTAGTTGCTGAGAATCACCGCATCCCTCCTATGACGGCTCCAATTACGAATCTTCAGGTCCCTTATACTCCCACGCCGATCGCCGGCACTGTTACCAAAACAACGTTTGCATTCAGATTCAATACGACTAATCCGGATGACCACGCTCTGGTAAGTGGCACCTAATGACTAATTCTATTACAAACACTACCCAGCTTCCTCTATTTGCACCTCCAGGGGTTATGGTTCCCAAGCTGATGCATGCCGGTTCAGATTGGACAGGGCAACCGTATGTCTATATTGATGACTCCAGTGTGGCCATCAGAAGCAAGATCGGCCAGGGAATCATTGTTGACGATGTGTTTGGTACTGGTATCAGCGGACCTTTATCGGTTTACGACTCGCTGGAGAATGTTCATTTTGGAGCTGGGTATTGGACCCTGAATCCTCTTCAGCTTGAGATGATAGGCTCAAGCGCTGCAACACCAATGCCGCTATTAGCCAGCACAACCCCAAGGCTTCTATCGGCAGCTTCTACGGTATCTAGTTCTGTAACAGCACTTAAACAAGCAGATCCTAACGTTCCGAGCTTATAATGGCAACCCAATTTCAAGGCGGTTTTGTTGACTGGTCCTGGATGTCCGACGGAGATCTCCTTCTTTCCGGAGGCGATTTTTCTACTACAGATCCTACAAGTCTGGCCAGTATCCAGGATATGGTTCGCACCAGACTTAAAGCTACGCTCACTGGTTGGCAGTTGTATACAATCGGAGCTGACCTTCAGGCTCGTTTAGGTGATACGATCAGCAATGAGCTGAATATCACATTGCGTCGGCAGATCAATCAGTCTTTGACTAATCAGTTCCTCCCCCGTGGATCCTTCAACGTTCAAACCATCTACGATGGTGGGGTTCTTAAGATATTCGTTTACATCAATCAGTCGCTAATTGCGACAGCAGCCCTGAATCCAGCAACTGGAACATCTACGATTTCGTAAGGTTATACTATGCCAATCCAATCGCCCGTATCAGCAAGTACTTTCCAGCAGAACATCCTCTCGGCTCTGGCCACTAGTGGTATCACTCAACTAGCTCCGGGCGGCAAAGCGCGCGCCTTCGCCGATATAGTAGGAGACCAGCTAGGCACCAAAGAGACTGACATCTTCAATATGGTTTCCCAAAGTCTATTGCCTTATGCGACAGGCAATTCTCTGGATCTTGTCGGTGACATCTTTGGTGTTCCTCGCCTGCGTCAGCGCAATTCCACCGTCATCCCTGATGACAATAACTTTGAGTTCTATGTAAGAAGCGGAACCTTTGGATCTATCAACAATGGAACAGATATCACTGTTCCGGCTGGAGTCATCATCAGTTCCAGCGCGCCAGGCGGACCAACCTTCGTTTTAACCCAAGCAGTTACACTACCAGCTGCTCTGGTACCAGCCAGCGTGTATTTTGCGGCTGCTAGTACTACTCCAGGCTCAGCCGGCAATATAGCATCTGGAGTTATCGATCAGACGAACTTCACTAACTATGCCCAATCACAGTATAGCACTCTGCTGGTTACCAATAACTATGGAGTGGTAGGTGGCCAGGATGCGGAGAGTGATGATGACTACCGATATAGAATTAACCTCAAGATTACTTCACGAGCGGGAGCGAATCAAGCGGCGCTTCAGTTCGCTATTCTACAAGTCCCCGGCGTGCAAAATGTTGTTTTCCAGCCACAGGCAGGCACATTTACGTGCTATGTTTACGGAATCGCTCCGCAAGTACCTCCTAGCCTCCTCCAACTCATGCAGGATGCTATCAACACCACTGCGGCTTTCCCCCTGACAGGGCTGGCTGTGGCTCCTAATCTGGTAGGTATCAGCCTTGAAACTGATATCACCTTTGTATCTGGCGTATCGACTGCCGATCAGGCTACGATCGTCCAGAATGCCGTCTCCGCGGCTCAGAACTATGTCAACAATTTGGCCATCGGCGCCCCTCTAATTATCAATGAACTCGCTGCCCAGATCATAAACGCAGATACGAAAATCCTTGATATAGGGACGCCGGATGACCCGATCCAGAGCATTTTTATCTGGCGCAGCCGTGCAGATGGAACACGGTATAGTCGATATCTTGTTCAGGATTATACACCTTCTCTAGGTGAGAGAGTTGTCACTGAGTATTCAATCACTAATCCAATCAATCTTATCCCGGTAGCTTAATGTTCATCTATAAAATTACAAATACGGTGAATGGAAAAATCTATGTTGGTCAGCATATAGGTTCTGATCTGGATCAGTATTTGCTATCTCAATTTTGGGCGGTTGATCGTGGAGATAGATCAAAACCACGATTATATAATGCAATGAGGAAGTATGGTAGAGACGCGTTTAGAATTGAGCCTCTTATCATCGTTGGTTCACAATGGGAACTGAACTATTATGAGGCACTTTTGATTGAAAAGTTAGATTCGCGGAACCCACAAATAGGTTATAATATTGCTTTGGGCGGCGATGGTGGATTTACTGGTAATGGTTGGAAGCATAAGCCTGAAACTCTTGAAAACTTCCATCTTTCTCGTATGGGTAGTGGTAATCCGTTTTTCGGAAAACATCACACCGCAGAATCTATACAAAGAATTAAGGCATCTAAATTAGGTCATAAGCATTCTGCCGAGACTAAAATGAAGATGACGCAATCTCAAAAACTACGCTGGGAGGCAAGAAAAAATGACAGTGATTATGCCCGTGCCTCCTAAGTATTCCCATCTGACTCAGGTGCTGCTGAATTACTTCCCCTACACGGATCGACGCATCCGTGAGAACCCAATTACCCTTGGTGCCCAGCTCCTAAATTCTGTAGCTTATCAGATGGAGCAGCAAGATGTAAGGATCAATAGGGAAGTCAGAGCATTGAATTTGTCTGATATGCCTATGAATATTGATAACCAAGGGGTGTATTATGCGACCCGAGTACCTCTCAGCTTCTCGCTGCCAATTGATAGCCAAGGGAATCTCCTACCACCAGCGACGGTCAAAGGGCAAATACAGTCTGGTCCCCTGGTTACTCTGGTACCCTATGATGACACTCTGCCTGTTCCGACTCGGTTGTCGAAAGACCCAGTCCTGTCCGGCGTCCCTCTAACTAATCCGGAGCTAATCAATGTAACCGGGGATGGAACCCCGAAGACCTACAATCCTGGTGTTCTACCCTTGCCGAACTATCTTACGTTCTATGTGCAAGGAATGGGACCGGTAACGCAGACAATTACGGTATCGATTACAGGTGAACTGGATCCACCGGCAGTGTGGCCACAGGATATACAGTCGAAGAATGAGCTTCTATATATCTCGGATGATGGTTACTACCAGACGGACTCGGTATGGAGTTCCATCGATGCTATTGATATCACTGGTCTTCCAACTGGTTGTCAACTTATTTGTTATAGTCTGGGTGTCAATCTCCCGCTTGAAGCAGATAAAGACAGACCTTTCACACACCACTCTTACAGAAAAGTGGCTTTTCCTCGTTACTGGCAGCTCAACGACTTGCTATTGTTCGAACTGTATCAAAGAAACCGCTTTTCAGGGCCTGAGACATATCAGACATATACCCTCCCCACCCAGATGGTCGATATTGCTGTGGAGCCTAATACCGGCGGGCTTTTTCTTACGGACGGCTCTCATCTCTACTATATGGACCGTCGAACTCCAATGCCGGACAATCTGGTCGAAACTGGTCTCACTCAAGAACCGGGTTTTGGTTTGAATGTTCACTATGATTACACTCATCCGGGAGATACTAAG